ATAACATCTTCTACTGTTCTACCACTATCAATTGTAAATGCGACAGTTGAACCATCTCCTGTACCAGTATCATTTGTATATGTTGCTGTTCCAGTTAAAGGTAAATATCTTACGTTAATTTCAGCAGACGCTGCTGGCGCTGTTGAAAATGTTAAAGTCGTTCCTGAAATTGTATAGTCAGTTGTAGGTATGAATAAGAATCCGTTAACTGAAACTAATACATCATTAACCGATCGACCTGAGTCAATGGTAACTGTTGTTGTAGAACCATCACCTGTAAATGTTCCGTTTGTATAAGTTAGACTTACTGAAATTCCTAAATTAGACTTTTGAATTTTTTTAAGAGCTGTAGCCGATGTATCATAGACTAGTAATACATCATCATCAGCAAATGACGTTAATTCTGTTTGAGCAGTAATAGCATCAGCACTTATGTTTGCTTCTGTTACTGCGTTAGTTTCTATTGAACCTTCTTTGATTTTATTAATTGCCATAAGTTATCTCTCTATTATTTATACTATTTATTCGTCTGTATCTGTTACAGGATTATAATTTTTTGCGTCATTAAACGTTGTTATTGTTGTTGTAAACCCAAAATCATCATTTGCGTCAGCACTTGTTGGATTAGGTACGACAATAATTCTACTTTCTCGTCTTGGACTATCTGCTGTGTCTGTATATGAATCTGCTTGAGTTTCTTTAATAACTCTTTTAGCATAGACAGGCCCATATAGATATGTCTTTGCAACAAAACCTAAAGTATAATTTACAGCACGTCTTGTTGTAAATGAACCATCATAAGTGTCTTCATAATTTACACTATTTAAAATAATTGGCACATCTCTTTTAATATTCATACTTGGTATTGCATTAATGGTTACTGTGTAATCAGGTTGAAAATATGGTAAGATTTGTTCTATAATTTGTAAACCAGCTTCAGCAGTTGCTGTAAATGAATATAAATTAAAACTTATGTTATAAGGCACAGGATTATATTGATAATCCATTACATCTGATCTATCTGTTCTTGCAGCTCTTAACTTACCCATTTTTTGTAATTTACGAGAAGGATCATAACTAATACCTGCAATTTCAAAACCCATACGAGGTAATGTAATTGAAAATTCCCTATTATCTAAATTAGGTTGTTGTTCTAATCTTGCTAAAAACTTTTCTTTTGGTGAATAAGCCAAAGGTACTTTAATAGATTGTACGACATTACCAGAACTATCTGTTCTATGAATTGTAATGTTATTGAAAATTGTGCCAAAGGCCACAACAACTTTTCTTAATGATTCGTGGTAAAAATGTTTTCCAAACATAGTTAAAATCCTTCGTCAATTTCTCCAAACGGATTACGTTCAGTAAAGTCTAATATATCATCGGCCGTACTTGTTGTACCAAAACCTGCGTCTGATTCGTAATTAGCATTGTCAGCATAGTCTCTTGCTTGAGTTGCTAAATTATAATCTTCGTTAATTAAGTAATTGATTTCGCCTGTTAAAGACTCTAATAATAAAGCACCTGTTGCGTCTGTATTTGCTGATACACTTACTGTTGGAGACAATCCAAGATAACTTGAACCATCTACTGTAATTGAAATACTTGTAACAACACCACTTGTTAAGTTTGCTGTAGCAGATGCTGTTACAGCGTTACCTGGACTTGATATAACAACACTTGTTACCGATGAAATGTCTGTAATTGTAGGTGTTGAAATGGCTGTAACTTGACCATTTGTTAAAGTTACAGTTGCGGTATCATTTGTTTTAGTTGTAGAATCAGTTGCTAAATAAGTTAAAGTTAATGTAGGTGCTGAACTATATCCACGACCTGCATTAACAATACTAAATGACGATAAAGTATTACCAGAAACGTTTGCTGACGCTGTTGCGTTAATTGTAGCAGACGGTGCTGATATAGTTAAAGTAGGTGCAGTTACATAACCTTCACCACCAGAAACAATTGGTATTGAAGTAATTACATCTCCAGTAACGACTGGACTGCCTAATACAGCGCCAAATGTTCCACTTTCTAATGAAGTTTGAAAGTTTAATTGATCTAGTGATAAATTATCTTCAGCTTCGTCAATTGCATTAATGCCTGTATTAAGTCCTTCTGAACTGTACTCAAATTTCGTAGCACTTAATTTATAAACAGGCAGATTACCTAATTGAAAGAAAGGCTCTTGATCTTCAACAAATTGTATTTCAAAGAAAGAATTAAATAAAGGTACGTAAATTAAATCACCTTCATTTGGTCTTCCATCTTTAATTAAAGTTGCTGTATTATCTACTTGATCTTGCCATCTTCGTTTAGCAATTACAAACTTAGTATCATCTCTTATTTCTAAACCAAACTTAGAGATTAATTCTTGTTCGCCTTGGAAACCTTCAGTAGTTTCAATGTACATTTCTAATAGGTAAGAGTCATCAAACTTAGATAACGTATCTTCGCCTAATATTAAGTCCTGATTAACTAATGTTCTTGGTAAGTAATAGCAATCTTGGCCGTAGATTTGTAGGCCTTCTATGATTAAATCTTCGTAAAGTCTTTTTTCGGAATTTTCCCCAATTCCGTTTCCACCGTTAAAGTAATGATTGACTGCCATTTCATTATCCTATCATATACGTTACAGGCGTTTCGTATGTGCCTCTTATGTCTTCTTCAAGTTTTTGTATATCTTGTTGCGCCTCTTGAAATATTTGTTGACCATTTAATGAAACTCCACCAATCATTGTAACTCCATTAAACTTGCTAAGATTTGCACCCCATTGTCTTTTAAATAAGGCCGTAACATATCTTTTTAAAAATATATCATTGTAAACATCAGTCATAACTGTAGGGTCTAGTTTTCTATAACACTCAATAATTAAGTATTCACCAACTTGAATGTCATTTTTCCAATCCATATCAATGTATAATTTATTATTATATTGATTAAATCTTAATGGTTTTTCACCAACTAATATGTGATCTAAGAAATCTAAATGTCTTAATACCATATCATAATGAATAATACTTGTAGATGAAAAATCATACAAGTCATTTAATCTTAATTGGTATCTTATGTCAAATAAATTATTATTGTGTTTATCTGATAATGGAAATATATTTGTTACAGCCAATACTGACTCAGGAACTATAATGTAATTGTTTGCTTCAGTAAAGTTAGTTGTAACTGAATTTTTAGTTACTGAAGATGCTGAATCACCTTCAGGAGATTTTACTCTATCTTTATCAGTTTGAGTTACTTGATATTTTAAATATGCTCGTTCTACACCATCATAGTGATATTGAGCAAAGTATTGTAATGCTTCATCTAATCTATCTTCTAATTGGTCGTCATCTACGTTAATTTCAATGACAGGCTTGCCCAATGTACGTAAAGCATATTGTTTTAATTGTTCTCTTGTTGCTGGTGTTGCCATAATATTTTTTTAACCTATCCTAATGCAACCGCTTGTGCAATTGCGAAAGCGTTTGTTGCTTTTGCGTCTAATTGAGTTTGAATATTTGAAGTTACACCATCAGAATAATTTAATTCTTCTGGTGTTGCTGTAATTTGTGTTGTACTTGCAGCTGCTAAAACTGGAAGTGTACCTGAAACGTTAGGTAAATTAATTGTTCTATCAGCTGTAGGATCAATAACTCCTAATACTGTTTCATAATCATCTGCTGTTGAACCTTCAAAAGTAAATGAGTTTGTAATTTCTATTGTTGTAGAATTAACTGTTGTAGTTGTTCCTTGTACAGTTAAATTACCTGTTACTGTTAAGTTATTTCCAATTGTAACATTACTTGGTAATCCTATTATAATTGAATCACCTGAAACTGCTGTTTCAATTTCATTTGATGTACCTGAAATCTTTAATGTTTCACCTAAAGTTATAGTTGCTGAAGATGAACTATCATCTACGATAGTTATACCTGAACTTGTTAAAGAAGAAACACCAATATTTGAAATAGTATTACTTGAAGCGTCAATTGTTTTATTTGTAAGTGTTTGAGTATCTGTTGTACCAACAATTGTACCTGATGGCGCTGTTACAGTTGTAAATGCGTTTGTACCATCTGCCTTTAATATACCAGCTGTAAATGTAACCGCACCTGTACCACCATCAACAACACCAATAAAATCGGCTGCTTGATATTCGGCAAGACCTGTAACATCACTACCTGTAAAGGTTGCTTTAACTGGTGTCTTAACTGCCATTAACTACTCCCTACGACTAAACTTGTTTGTGTCGTTCCGTCTGCTATTGTAAATGGTATATATAAGTTTGTTATAACTTGACCTATTGTACCACTTGTTTGTAAATCAATATTTGAACTAGAGCCATCTGCTTTTAAAAAAGGTATTGCTGCTGACGATACTGTACCCACCGTAATGGTATCAGTTGTAGCGTCACCTGTAATGGAAATTAAACCAGATGAATCTAAATTAAGAGTATCAGTTGATGAATCAGCGACAACGTTAGTTGAATCATTTAGATTGATTGTTGTAAATGAATTAGCAGCTGTACCGCCACCAATTTCTTTTATTGAACCAGCATCATTAATATAAAGTTTTTGTGCCGAAGTATCTATTGCTACTTCACCACTAGTAATATCACCAGTAGTTGGAGTAGTTGTACCTCGTTTTAGCTTTATAATAGTCGCCATAAATCAAATCTCCTAAAATTGACGACTAATTAAAATGTTCCGCCGTCAATACTTGTAACTGTAACAGCACCACTTGTAACTGTAAAGTTATCTGAACTAAATGAAGCAACACCTTTATTTGATGTTGTTGCCAATTCAGCAGCAATCGTTAAAGTGTTTGCTGATATGCCTGTGTCAATACCTTCACCATCTGTTATAGTTAGTGTTTCTCCTAATCCTATAGCATCTGTAGAGGAATCTCCACCAGCAATTGTAAATGTAGAATTAGCAAGTTTTGCGTTTGTAACATTTCCATCTGCAATTTTAGCAGTCGTTACGTTAGCATCTGTAATTTTAATTGTTGTTACAGCGTTACTTGCCAATTGAGTTGCAGTAATTCCAGCATCTTTAACTTGTAAAGAGTTAGAACTAATTTCAATTGTTGAGTCATCTACGTTAGCAGAAAATTCAGTACCAGTTAATGTTAAGGCACCGCCAGAAGCAGCACTATAAACTGCTGTTTCAGCAATCTGTGTAAATGTAATATTTGTAGTACCAAAAGTAATAGCACCTTCAGTATTCATTACATATAATTCACCAGCACCTGTACTACCTTCTTTTACGAAGAAAGCATCACCTTGACCAAGTGCGTCTGGATCAGAAGCACCATAACTGTCGGTATCAGTTGTTCTTGTTAATACCCAATTACTTGCACCACTACCTACAGTTGATACGTAGTAGATACCATTGTGAGCAGAGTTAGTTTGAGTGTAAACTAAAACTCTATCATTTAAACTTAAAGGTACACCATCTATTTGAATAGCAACTTGTGTACCAGCGTTTGTTAATGTTGCACCAACACCTGCAGTACCATTATCATAAGTAGCATTTAAATTTGAAGGAGACTCTACTCTTACTGGATCGTGGTAATGAATACCAGCAGCAGCAATTGTATCAACATATGATTTCGTAGCTGCATCTGTTCCAGCAGTTGGAGTTCCTAGTGATGTAATTTTAGCACTATTAACATCTATTGTACCAGTACCATCTGGACTTAATGAAAGATTACCATTACTATTTGTAGCGGTAATATTATTACCATTAATGTTAATATTATCTACTTGTAATTCAGTAACAGCAGTTGAAGCACCAATTGTACCACCATTAATTGTAGCACCATCAATAGTACCAGCATTAATATCTGGTGATGTTAATGTTTTATTTGATAATGTTTCTGTACCTGCTAATGTAGCAAAAGAACCATCTGTTAACGCAGTATTAAATTCAGCAGTAGTACCAGTTAAAGTATTATTTGCTAAATTAATTGACTTATTCGTTAAAGTGTTAGTAGATGAAGCAGTAATATAAGCACCTAAATCAGAAATGTTTGCTTCAGTAATTGTTATAGTGTTATTTGCAC